TGACACCATCATCGGTGTTGTCTCAGCACCCGCCCAGCTTCAAGGTTATTCATCCTCCAATCCCGTGTGGGACAATCTATACGATGTGGCCTACTCCTGCATGGTCGATTGGCATAACGGGGAGAACAGGGTGCTGGACGAGGATATGTGCTGGTTCTCAGGATGGAATAGTATAAACCACTTCAGGAACGCATGGAGGAAGGAGGATGCTACCAAGTTTTGGGAAGAACAATAAAATCGTACCGCCCCGGATGCTACCAACACCCGGAGCGGTACTGAGAGAGAAGAAAGGAGGCACAGCATGGGACACGACAAACTGAACGGAAAGGATGGAAACACAGTGAAAAACGACCCGCAAGACAATAATACTCCCGAAGAGCAGATGTTGTCAACGGAGAATCCCGCAGGAGAGAGGGTAGCGAAAGCTACAGCGTATGAACGTGCTGTGAATCGTATCAAGGGACTGATCAACCAGATGAACCGCGAACACCGGGAAAACGAAGACGATGACTCGTTTGAGATCGTCCTGTACTACCTTAACGTTGCCCTTCCTCATTGCACGGCAGAGTGCGATAAGGCGTGGCGCGAGGTGTACGATAAAGCGGAGTTTGGAATTGGGAACCTTGAGAAACTGAATAACGCCGTAATGCTTCAGGCCGCGCAGGATTACGAAACAGCCCTTTGCGTAGATAGTGAAATGCAGCGGGGTGTTGCGGGGGACATTGAGCGGTTTGCGATCTCCGGTGACTCCCATCAGTTTTCGGGCGTGGACTTCGTGACGGTACTTCACCGAATCCGAGAGGTAGTTCCTGAGTTCCAGCGTATCGCCAGAGAGAAGGGGAACGAAATCGTTGCGGATACCGTGTGGTTGAAGCGGAAGAAGGACTACAAGATGGAGAACGCTCGTCACCGTTGTCCGCTCTGCGGTGGAGGCTTGTACGCTTCTGGCAAACCCGTGGGGAACACCTACAAGATAAAATGCTCCAATTGCAGTCTGGAGGGCTGGTATCATGCCAAGGAAAACTATTGACGGGTGTATGTGCGGGGAAGCAGGAGATGCATCCGAATGCACCTACAACCGTCACGGCAGATGCCAATGGTGCGGCTGGAACGACAAGGTGCATGAGCGCAGAATGTATCTCCTGAAGCATGAGGGGCTGACCCGGTTCAAGAGCGGCCTGTATGGGCTGAAGCTCCCTAGTTGGGAGGTGGTGTCCTAGTGTGCGATGGATACTGCAAGGACTGCTTCTTCCACACCAATACGGACAACACCGGGCCGCAAGGCGTGTGTGACTATCTGCTAATCACTTTGAGCCGAAGGCCGTGTACCAGCGGCACGGGGTGCGTAGTGAAGGTAAAGAAGCGCACCAGAGGCAAGCACAGTTTAGACGAACGCAGAAGAATGTGGTGCAGAGGATACTTTGTACCGAACTAATAAGGAGGATAAACAATGCCTATCGTGAAGCCTGAAGCTATGAACTTCTCAGACAAAAACATCATCATGATTATCTCCGGCCTCCCCGGAACGGGCAAGACCACCCTCGCCCTGTCTGCCCCGGATGTCCTGCTCATCGACACGGACGAAGGTATGGTGCGAGTCAACCCCGCCCATCGGAAGGATGCCTCCATCTGCAAGACCTATGAGGAAATCCTTGCCGACATAAAGGCCGCAGAGGGAACGTACAAGACCATCGTCATCGACACCTGCGGTGCGCTCATCGACTACATGAAGGACTGGGCCATGCGTACCGATCCTAAGGCCAGCAAGAAGGACGGCGGGTTCTCCCTTCAGGGGTACGGTGTCATCAAGTCCGAGTTCATTCGCCTGTCTGCGGAACTGAGGAAGAAGTTCAACGTGATATTCCTCTTCCATGAGAATATGACCAAGCAGGACGAGTCCGTCTTCTACGAACTGGTGGTGGAAGGTTCTGCGCGGACGCTGGTGTATCAACCCGCCGACCTCGCTGCCCACCTCTTCATCCAGAATGGCAGACGGTATCTGGGCTTTACGCCGACCGAGCAGTATTCCGCGAAGTCTGCCTACGGCATCAAGGGCATCATCGAAGTCCCCGAACTGAAGGAAGGGGATGCCAACGACTTTCTGACCAAGCTGTTCGCCAAGGTGCGGAAGAATCTGTCCGAGGAAGCGGCTACCGCCGGGGTGGAGCAGAAGCAGTACGAAGAGGTGATGAAGAGGTGCAAGGTTCTGGTGGACGGTATCTCCGATCCTGACTCTGCCTACAACGCCATCAAGGAAATCACCAGTCTCCCGCACCTGACCACCACTTTCAAGGAAGCCAAGGCCATGTTCAACGCCAAGCTGAAGGAGCTTGGTCTGGTCTACGATAAGGCAAAGAAAGCCTATGTCTATGCGGATAAGGCTGACTAAGACTCTGCTGGACGCTTGGCTGTGGGTCTTCAAAAAGGACGATGGGTGGGAGAGCTTCTTGCGGACTTTGAACCGTGAGAAGACTCCTCCCACGGAGGCCATGCTGAACGGAACGCAATTTGAAAACCTTGTCAATTCCGTCCTGAATGGTGAGCATCTAGACCCTGACCACAAGTGGTACAAGGGCGTGATGAAGATGGCAACCTATGTTTACGGATCACAGCAACAAGTGAACCTATTTCGGGACATCACGGTGGATGGGCAGGACTACCTCATGCACGGAGTACTTGACTACCTCCGAAACGGCGTGGTGTATGACTGCAAGTTCAGCAAGTCCTACCACCTGAACAAGTACCTAGACACCAGCCAAACGCCTGTCTACCTCTACCTCGTCCCGGAGGCCAAGAGGATGGAGTATGTGATATCTGACGGGACTTATATGTACCGCGAAATCTACCCGCGAGATATCGTCCAGCCTCTGGAGCCGATGATTCGGAACTTCGTAGAGTTCTGCAAAGTACACAATATCTACGACATATTAAAAGAGAAATGGAAGGTGGGAGATTGAGCCGGGAACAATGGGGGCATGGATATTACACAGGCTATAAAGATGCCCTGAAGACCACAGCAAGTTTTTATGACTGGATAGTCAATATTTACGCAGACGAGGACTCTCCAGTTGGGGATTTGGCGAGGGATATAAAAGAAGAGAGCGAATGGCCTAACCCAAACAACGATAGGCCTAAATTTTGGAAGGAAAAGTTTCCGTGTAATAAGCAATCTTACAATAAAATCCGTTCGCATTTATTTGCCTACGGTGCTTGCAGAGATGCAATGGACGCTTTTGAAGAAGCATGGAAGATGTACAAATCATATTCAAAGAGAAACCAATAGGAGGAAAATATGTCAACTAATTGGAATTACAACCGCGAAGAGCGTACCAGCGGCGGCACTACCGGGAAACAGCGTTGCGTCATCGTCAGCGCAGAGGAGAAGACCAGCAAGGCCGGGAAGCCCATGATTGAGGTGGGTGTCCGTCCGAGCGGGTGTGCGTTCACCGTGAAGACCTACCTCGTCAGCGGCGAGTACTTCAACCGCAACGCGACCCAGCTTTTCGATGCGTTCCCGGAAATCAAGGATGGGGACTTCACGCTGCTGAACTGGATCGGGTGCGAGGGAGCCGCAATGTTCGACCTCGATGACCGTGGATATTTGAAGGTGAAGTACTTCATCGACTCCGTGAAAGCCGCCAGCCTCCCGCCTTATGAGGGTGACAAGCCGCCACGCCAGACCGTGACCTCTCTGGAGGATGACGAGCCGGGTGCGGATGATTTCGATGACCCCGACCTTCCCTTCTGATGGTTAGGCATTGGACTGAGAAAGAGCTTACAGAGGAGTTAAAGAAGCTCACCGTAATCTGCGATACCCGCGAAAGGGACAGGCACGTTTCTGAGTATTTTGACAAGCACAACATCCCATACATCACCCGCAAGCTTGACACCGGGGATTATTCCTGCCAGATGGGCAACGGATGGACGCTTGAACGGGAGATAATTGTCGAGCGCAAGAGTGGGTTGAGCGAACTATGCGGAAACTTCACGACTGAGCGGGAGCGGTTTGAGCGGGAGTTTTTGAGGGCAAAAGCCTACGGCACGAAGGTGCATCTGATAATCGAAAATGCCACATGGTCGGATGTGTTCCTTGGCAACTACCGCTCTAAGCTCCCCAGCAAGTCCCTTGTCGGAAGCCTCCTGTCGTGGATGGTGCGGTTCAACGTGAGCGTCACCTTCTGTAAGCCCAGCGAAACGGCGAGAATCATCTATGGGCTGTTTTACTACCATGTGAGAGAGAGGTTGCTATATGGCTAAGATTCGCAAATGCAGCGGATACTGCGGCAGTTGTGTCCACGGAAATGTAGACTTGGATGACTACCCGTGCAAGGAATGTAATGACCTGTTCGATGTCACCAAGACGGATGACCCGATTCATTATGTGCCTGACACCCTTCACAGGCAGAGCAAGCTCCCCGGAGCGAAGTCTGATGAGGGGAAGGTAAAGCCTCACGAAGTCCCTAAAGAGGTTATCTGGGCGATAGCAAAAGTGCGGCAGTACGGGAATGCGAAGTACGCAGACCCGGAGAACTGGAAACGGGTTGACCCTGAGAAGTTCCATGATGCGCTCCTCCGTCATTGCCTCGCCATGTGGAACGACCCTTATGCCGTTGACCCGGAGAGCCATCTTCCTCATCTCTGGCATCTGGTGACCAACGCCGCTTTCCTGTGCCACTTCCTCGCCGAAGAGATGAAGGACGAGCGAACCTGAAGTGGGAATGGGGGATCGCAAACGCCCCTACGAACCGACCTACGGCAAAGTGCTGGATGTGGTGCTGAACCTCTACTTTGCTGAGTGCGCTGTGAGGGAGTGTCCGCATCCGGGCGTGATAAAGCGGTACGGCACAGGCGGCGTTGCCACGGTGAGCGTGTACACTTGTAAGAGGTGCAAGTTCTCAGAGAAAGACCAATGGCAAGGTGGATGGAGGTGCAAGTATGGAGTGGGGGTATCGCCCGGAGAGGAAAGCAAGCCTGTCCGACCTGATACAGATAATCCGTGACACGGTGAGCATGGATGATGTGGTGCGTGTGTATGCTCCCAACCCTCCTCCTCGCCGCCACCGAATCCCTTGCCCCATCCATGCCGGAGAGGATTACAACCTTTCGTTTACCGATAAAGGATTCTGTTGCTTCGTCTGCGGAGCAAAGGGAGATGTTATTGCTTTCGTTAAGGCCGTGCTGGGACTCGCCACGAAAGCAGAGGCGGTGCGGAGGCTCAACCAAGACCTAGGGCTGGGCCTCCCCATCGACTCCCCCGTACCGTCAGGATTCAATGCAGAGGCGGCTAAGAGAAGAGCAGAGGCAGACAGGAAGAGGCAAGAACTTGCAGAGTGGAGCGAGGAACGGGAAGCCCTTGAGGACGAATGGGTGCGACTCGACACCCTTCTCCGTTCCCCTGATACCGACTACATTACGAAAGCCAAAGCAACGGAGAGGATAGCGATGGTGGAACACGCTCTCCTGTCCTACCCCGAAGAACCGAGGTGAGATAGATTTCTACCTTACAGATCCTCAAGCAAATGCCTCCCGCTTCCGTAAAGACCGGGCTTGCCCACGGCGGGAAGAACAACGAGATATTGTGTACCATACGCAATTTTGGGAACATCATGGCACACGACGAGTTCTATGCCGGGGTGCGATACAACGTGATGGCTGACAGACCAGAGGTGCATGAGTATGACCGGAACGGGGAGTTTGTAATACGCCCCTGGAACGATGCGGACGAGGCTGCAAGCAGAAACCATATCGAGGAAGAATACGGACTTTACTCCCGCGACAAACACTCAGACGCTCTGCGTATCTTGTTTGACTCCAGAAGGTACAACCCCATCACCGACATCATAGATGATTTGGTGTGGGACGGGGAGGAACGGTGCGTCCACTTCCTGACACGCTGGCTGAAGGTCGAGGACTCCCCCTATACCAGAGAGGTTTCCCGCCTCATCTTCGCCGGGGGTATATGGCGATTGTACCATCCGGGGTGCAAGTTCGATGACGTCCCCATCCTAATAGGCATTTCACAGGGCGAGGGCAAGACCTCCATGATAAAGTTCCTCGCCATCAACGATGCGTGGTACGGAGAAATCAATATGATGGAAGGGCAACCAGCCATTGAACAGCTTCGCGGGAAGTGGATATGCGAGATCGGGGAACTGCTTGCGCTCACCAAGACAAAGGAGCAAGAAGCGGCGAAAGCCTACATCACCAGACAAGTTGACTCCTACCGCAAACCCTGGGACAAGAATGTATCAGACCTTCCCAGGCGGTGCATCATGATAGGCTCCACGAACATCTCCAACCCTCTGACAGACAAGACCGGGAATAGACGGTACTACCCCGTTGAAGTCCACAGTTCCGGCTATGCGATTTGGGATCACGAACAGGAGATAAGAGAGTACATCCTGCAATGTTGGGCAGAGGCGAAGGTAAAGATGGAGCGGGGGGAAATGCCAAACTACGCAGACCGAAAACTCGTCAAGGAGTATCGTGAAGCGCAGGAGAACGCGATGCAGGATGATTGGCGGGTGGGTGCTATCCAAGCGTTCCTTGACCGCAAACTCCCAGGAGAAGTCACTTGTGTGCGTGAGATAGCCCACCGCGCCCTGTCCTCAAACCCAGACTTTCCAAAAGAACCTAGCCTTGTCGAATCGAAGGAGATAGGGCTGATAATGAGCAAGTTGCCCGGATGGGAGAAGAGTAAAGGGAAGCGGACTTGCGGAGCGTATGGGCAACAGAGGTGCTGGGTGAAGAAGGAAGTCACCACCGTGCCAAGAGAAACAAGTGAAGCTATCCCGGACGAATTGCTAGACTTGTGGGAGGATGCATGATGCCAAAGAGCAGAGCAAAGAAGCACGGCAGCGGGAAGGTGTACCGACCCAAGCCGCTGATCTATGACCCGGTGTATACACAGGGTCTGACGGATGACCTACGGCACACGCTGAAGACAAAACTGACGCTCCCGGAGCTGATAGAACTGGAGAAGCAACTTCGGATGTGCGTCAAGGAAACCGCTGAGAAAGCAACCATCGACACGCATCAGACAACATGGGCAGTCGTACTGAGGGTACTGCATGACCGTTTCGGGTTTGAAACGGAACAAAAAAAGGCCCTCTACGATGCCTGTACAGATTATCTGCACGACATAGCAGAGGGCCTGTTGAGTATCAAAGATATCTTGGACGCACTAGAGAATGAGGACGGTGTGCGGATTACTTACTCAGAGGGAGGTGATTCTGACGGGAAGTAAAATCAACAAGAAAGACCGGGAGGAAATGAAGCGGCTCCACAATGCGGGGTTCACCTACGGGCAGATTGGGGAGATGTTTAACATCAATGCGGCTACCGTTGGGAAAATCTGCACCGACCCTGACTACGGCAAGCGCAAAGAACTGGTAGCCCGTGTGACTATCGAGAAGGTCAACGCCATGAAAGCACAGGGCATGACCTATAAACAGATAGCGCAGGAACTCCACAGCACGGAGAACTATATCAAGAAGTTCGTGTATGAGTCGAAGCAACCCAAGCCTGAACCTGTCGAGCCGCCATCCCGCCTAGTCAAGCCCCTGTCCGAAACCCTTGCCGTCACCGTTGGCCCAGCCTTGTCTGAAGCTAACCGTGGCAGAGCAACCGCCAGCGTTGCCCATGTCATGGAGTGCATGGACATCGGACGCTCCGTGAACAGCGAGAACATTGACAGCTTGTACACCGGGCTGAAAGCGTATGTCCAGCTTTGCTTTGAGCGGGACTTCCCCATGACCATCGCCAACGTGTGCTTGAGTTTGGGAATCGCCCGGAAGACTCTGCTCATGTGGAAGGAAGGACAGGCCCACAAGGAGGATACAGAGTTCCGTAAGTTCGCCGAATCTGTGTACAGTATCGTGCAGAGCGGTATCGAGGCCACAATGGCTACCGGGGTATTGAACCCCGTGCTTGGCATCTGGTGGGAGAAGTCCCACTTCGATATGAAGGAAGCTGATAGAGTGCAGGAGATTCGTGATGATCCGCTGGGAGAGAGCAGAAGTGCGGAACAGATTGCCGCTGAGTATGCCGACCTCCCGGACGATTGAGGAGGATAAGATATGTTTTTCGACAACAGTTGCTGTCTGCATTGCGTCCACGCAAAGTACATCCCCGCAAAGACCAACGCCGATCCCGATGATTGCTACCCGGCAGAGGATTGGTGTGAGGAAGATAGTGAGAACTATGGGACAGAGGATGGGTGTAGGTATTATGAATGGGATGGGGAGGAATGAATGATGGACAAGATCGACATTATCACTAAATACAACACCCTCCTCTCCAAGTACACCAAACTCTGCGATTTCCTCCAGCGTGTAGAGGAAGGAAGCTCCCCCATCCACGATGACTACCCGGTGAGCGAGTTGTATGAGCAGAAGGTTTCTATGGAGAAGGAACTGGAGGAGTTGAAGGGGAGGATGGGGAATGGCTGAAATCCTCACGCCGATGAAAGCAATCCGGGCCAAGTGCCTTGACTGCTGTGCAAATCAGTCCCAAGAAGTCCGACTCTGCCCCTGTACTGACTGCTCGTTGTATCCGTACAGAATGGGGCATAACCCGGCTAGAAAGGGCAAAGGTGGAAATCCTGCTAACTTTGCTCCTCCCTCCCCCGCACAACCGCACGAAACAGAGCAAGGGGAGAATGGGTAGGGTAAGGACATGGTAAAAGATAACCCGCTTGAATGGGGTATTTGAGCGGGAGAGAAGGGAGAAAAACGATGGAAGCAGATACCGGGTGCGATCGGTATGTCTACGGAAAATGCAACAAGAGCGACTACAAAAAGCTCTGTGTAAAATGCAGAAGTGATGAGTCATGGTTCACGGATAAACTCCAGCGTTGCTCTGTCGGAGAGGTGTGCAGACGGAACAGCATCTTTGGCAATGCCTATTTCAAGCTGACAATGGATGATATTGACGCACTCAAGCGTGGAGAAGTCCTGTTCGATCTTGACGAATATGGCACGTTCATCATGCTGGAACAAAGCTAAAGCCTGAATAATAGGCAAAAAGAAAACCCCCAAGAAGCAATTAAGCCTCTTGGGGGTTGGTGTATTAAAAGAGATTGTCAGGTGCAAACCAAAACCGATTATGAACCACGGAAATAAAGTACTCCGCATCCTCTCCGGGGATTACCTTGAGCCGATGCCCACAACAGGAGTCGAAGTTCTTTGTTCTTGTTACTCCTCCGCAGGATTCCACCAGCTTGTCCATCAGGGGCTGGGTCATGAGGATTTCTATTTTGTCATAGGGGAAGGTTTCCTCAAGCCTGTTCAGGTCATGGATGATTGCGCTGATAATTTCGTTGGTCATGTCTTCCTCCTCTTCACATATACTTCCAAGAAATGCTTCCCTATTTTTGTGGGGTCATAGTCATATGCCCGGATTATCATACGGAGCGCATCAGTAGACAGAAGTTGCCCGGAGCGTTCTGCTTCCTTTAACCGCTGATAATCACGGTACTCTGCATCGGTAATTCTCATGCCAGTTTGCTCTCGCAGAACCGCTTGTCTGCTTTCGCAGAATCAATGCGCTTCTGTAGCGTGTGAATCTGGTTTTCCAGAGAAATTACCTTGCGTTCATGCTTCTGCCATTCGTCAGAACCATAGGTACAAGCATCCCGCTTCTCGATTGCCATCTTCTGTAGCTTGAACATCCTCTCAATCTGCTCCCGGTTGAAAGCAATCTCAGATTCGGCCTTGGCAAGGCGGGTGTCCAGCTTCATCAGCATTTCCTCATGCCGTTCAAGTTGTGCGGCCTGTCTGGCCTGTTCCTTGGCCTGACGCTCCTGCTCTTTCCTCTGCCTGTCCTGTTCCTTCCGTACCCTCTCCTGCTCCCGGAACAGTTCCTCCCTTTCCTTTGCGGCCTTCTTCCACTCAGCTTCCTGACGCATAATGGCTACCTTGGCCTCTGCCTGTGTCCTACGCCACTCTTCACGCATACGCTGATTGTCTGCCTGTCTGCGGTTCTCAGCTTCCTGCCTAGCCGCTTCCTTGCGCCTGTCAGAAATGCCTTTGGCAATCAGGTATAGGCAGAAGAGGGCGGCGAGGATCAAGATGATGGTCATCTCAACTCCCACCCTTCCCGGTGATAGTCACCGTCTTCATCTTCCACATCCACAGGCCGAAGCTGGTGCGTCCCATCCACATCATAGAACTCTCCGTTCCAGTAGCTTTCCCCATACAGTTCAAACCACTTGCCCAGAAGATTGATATCCTCCTGCGTAGCGTCCGCAGAAAGGGCCTTGTGTTTCAGTTCCTGATACATTTCTTTCCAGATTTTCATGCTTCCTTCTCCTCTCTCTGTGTCATAGTTAGTCTGCCGGGTGGTTGGTCATGTACTCGCGGAGGGCAGTCAGAAACAGGGATTGAACACTAATCCCCGTCCTGGCTGCGTACTCCCGGATTGCTTTTCCTTCTTCTTTGTTCGGTCTGATTTTAAACTCGTCCATTTTGGCGTGGTATCTCTTTACTGCCTCTGCGTTTGTCATGGTGATAGCTCCTTCCTCTCTGTGTACCCTCATGCTATCACACCTCACTCCGTTTTGCAATCACAATATCTCGCTCTGTTTTCTTTTTTCGTAAGACGGACTTGAGCCGGAGTACGCCCAACAGCATCTTTAACGGCATACATTAAACTGGATTCAACATCCAGAAGTCCTAAAATGAGATTGTAAGCATACACATGATCGTAGACAGACATATGATTATATACGCCCATTCCAAACTCGATTGACTGACTAATGTACATCATTTCCATGATAACGCCATATTTCTTAAATTCTTCATCAGACATTTTACGAAGAATCAGAAATGTGAAATTATCAAGCGGCTCTTTATACATCGGTGAAGTACCACTTTTCTGCTTAAAATTTTGCCTATGCTGGGAAAATCTTCGCCTAATAAAATTACTCGCGCCGATATATATTTTGTTTTCCAAAACGTTGTACAAGCCATAGATACCCGCGCCGTCATACGTTTTCTTTTTCTTCAATACGATAATCCCCTTTTCAAAATATTCTGTGCTTTCGCACATGGGATGGGGCTTTATTGGTAAAACCCCTCAGAAAACCTTAATTGTACGATTCTTGCAGCAGATGGGCCAGAACGGAACGCATATCGGCATATTCAGCCAGCTTTCTCTTGTGCCAGCCGCAGTCATACCAGCGGTAATACACCTTGTACTCATTGCACTTTGCCATATAGTCCCGTATACAGATGATTTGCCGCCCATCGTCCAGGAACAGATCAAGAACTTTCATTGTGCGCTTCATGCCGTTTCCCTCTCAATCACCATTTCAATCCATTCCGCAATAGCCTTGTCCTTCAAAATGGATTCTTTTTCGTAATCGTTAAGGTCTTGCTGCTTTGCTAGTGCTTCTCCCTTCCGCTTGTGCCATTCCGCAGAAAGACGCAAACGCTCAATCAGGGCATTGTATGTTTTTTCCATGAAATTATCTCCCTTTTCATTAAATTAGGCATATAGCCTTGGACATGGGCTTTTGACGGATAAACCCATGAGAACCGCGCAGAAATGGTTATCGGGTGAAATATGACACCCGACAGTATCCGGTGCTATCCCAATTGGGATAGTACACCTTCAATCCTTCACCGAAACGCCCAGAGTAGAACTCGACATGATAATTGTCGATAGCGGTCTTGCGAGACACATAACCCCTGCTATAGGCAGTATGGTGATATGTCAGATGGTGAATTTTGCAGAAACGGTCAAATTCATTCTGATTCATGATTTCCATTGTAATTCCCCTTTCCAAAATATGCTGTTTCCAGCATGGGATAGGGCTTGATAGGCTCAAACCCTTTAGAAGGCCGCAGAAAGTCATGCCAGGATTTCCGCAGAAACGACTTTTACAAGGTGATCGTCAACCGTTCCCGTGTTGAACACTTTTCCCGGCCTGTAATAGTCCAGGACTTCTTCCTCCGTTCCGTAAATCTCAGTTTCCAGGCTATCCCCATCATCGAACAGAACGTGAACACAGTGCATCTTTTTCATGCGTTTTCCTCCTTATACTGATACCCTTCTTTGAACTCTCTCCGCAGAAAGCCTTGAACGCAGCCATAAAGCCAGCCGTCAAGGTAATGGATATTCTCGCAGAACTGAATGAAACTATCAGAGTTAGCCGGATAATAGACATTAAAGCCATATCCGGGAATAGTCTCTATCCGCACTTCTCCGAAATTGTGAGTGAACGCTTGCAGATTGCGAGAAATTATTTCTTTCTGTTTGCTAGTCATTGTATCTTTCCCCTTTTCCATAAATTCAGGTATTTCTACCTTGGAATAGGGCTTTTTTACAGAAAACCCTTTAGAAAACTGTTTGGGCAGAACGTGATTATTTGCTCAACCTGGAAAGCCGCATATACATGGAATGGTATGCTTTTATGCTATCCCATGATTGCGGATCATCGTCCACCAGAAATGCGTCATGGTGTTTTTCGATTGCGTCAAGCATAGCTTGATTACACTCTTTCAGGGTAATCATTCCCTTGCGCGCATAGGATTCAATTTTATAGAAATCCTTATACAGTTCTTTCATGTGATCCATTGCAAATTCCCCTTTTCATAATTTCGGATAAACTATCCGTGTATACCGTCAAACCGCAGAACAGCTTGACGGCATAGGCTGATAGTTTAGGCATGAGCAGAACGGCAGTCTTTCACAATTACATTTCCCCTAGAAAGCTGTTCATTCCATATTGCGCAGCCGTTCCATGCCTTTTTCGTATTCATAATGCGCTTCCAGGAATACGCAATATGCGGTTGAATTGTCATTGTAGAATTTCGTTTCTTTCGTTTTTGGATAATTCGCGCAGCCGTTTTTCTTGCTTTCGGCGTATTCATGCAAATAGATTGCAAGAAACTCACGATTGAAATACTTTGTGCTTGCGCCTTGCTTTGCAATCGCGTTTTTGAAATAGCCCAAAAGCGTATTAGGATAGTTTTTCATGATACATTCCCCTTTTCATTTTGTTTGCCTTGCGGCATGGAATAAGGCTTTTTTGGTATTGCGGAAAACCTTTTAGAAAACCGCAGCGCGTTTACATGATCTCACCGAAACGGGTAACAACAAGTATTCCGTCATGTGTCCATCCTGCTACCCATGACCAATTAGCTTCAAACGGCTGGAAAGTTCCAAGGGTATACGAAATACAAACGTGCTTTCCCTTTAATTCTTTTGGCGTGTGTTCGCGGATCATGTCAATTTGCTTTTTCGTGAGTTTCATTTTGTTTTCCCCTTTTCGTTATTATTTCCAGGTTTATAGCCTGTTCAAGTAGCCTATATTTCAAGGCTACTTGAACAGACTAGCAAGCTATTACACTTGCTATTCTGTTTTGAAAAGGGAAAAGGGAAATATCACTTTTACTTTGCTAGCATTCCTTTCCGCTTGCTTTTGTATGCTGCTGCATCTTATTTCACATCGCCGGGAATGCTAAACCGTTTCGCCGTTACGGATAAGGATTAGTTTTCAATGTACAATACAAGGATCAAGTTTCCGGCTTTGCCTTTCGCTTATTCATTCCCTTGTTACTATTTTCCACGCTGCTATCGCGCTTTCGGTTTTTTCCGGCTAAACTCTAACCGCTTGACGATTGTATGATAGCATATGTGGGGACTCATTGTATATTGACATAACTAACAAATGTGGGGACTCATATTTGTGCATTGTGATGAATCCCCACATATTCAATAATTCAGGCCAAACAAACCTATTTTTCAAGATTAGCGTCTACAATGCGTTCTAAGCGCGTTTTTTCATGGGAATATAGATACACTAGCAAGATGGAATAATTGATTGTGGGCGATTCTACGAGCTATTACGGCTATTCTATGATTGCAATCGTTTTTTCCCTTGCTTGTATTTCAGGATTCAAGCGTTATAGGCTGCTACAATGCGTTACAATCAATTTCTTTTCCGCTGCCGTGATTTTCCCTTGCCTTTTTGGTATGATTGCAAAGGGATATTGGCCAGGATCGGATGGGTAGTTACCAAATGGTAAGTAGGTATCATAACCGACAGGTTATAACTTTTCGGTAACCTACCTGATTACAGGTTGTAATCAAACAACACATCGTTTCCAACTCTAGTACATCTAGAGTCGTATATTAGATCGATTAGCTGGCTCTAACTGGTAGATTCTGGCAATCTGGCCCCCAGCGGCCCGTCCGGGTGGTCTGAGGCGGCAAACATTGAACAAAATAAAGATTAGTTCTCAAGTTCTGCGTTCATAGTGTTAAGCTATTTTACATAGTTGATACTATCGCATCCAGCTTCCAGCATTTACCAGTTAGCATAGGCTACCCGGGGCATATAGCAAGCGATGCAATGGGGCGGGGGTTAGCCCTCCCCGTACTCGCTCCGACAAAAAAGCAAATATAACATAGCAAGCGACATACACACACAGTAGGAGGGCATTGGGTGTGGACTGGGTGTAATTTGGGTGTGGGGTAGAGCAAACTTGTGCGCTAAAATACTTAACACTCTATGCTAATACACTATATAAACACCCAATACACACCAAAAATATATATAATAATCTTTTTTATAAAAGGGGGTATATATATAAAAAACATAAGGGTATAATAGGAAAAACGGGGTGAACGGTGTGCATTGGGTGTGAAAAGACGAGAAACTTGGGAATTTTGGTTGACTTTGGGGGACGAGAGGGGTATAGTGATGGTGCAAGGGTGCAAGACTTGCTGAACTTGGTGCGTGGCTGGGGGCAACTCCGGCTTGGCATATACGCTCGGTTGGGTACTTGCACTACCTGACCGGGCGTATTTTGGCATAGGAGGATATATGTGATTACGATCAACGCGAAGAACGAAGTCGAGGTTGTAGAGCAGCTGTTCAACAGCGACATTGACTTGGGGGTGTTCTACCAAGCGGCGTTTGACAAGCTGGGGTGCGTTGCGAGTGCGGCACAGGCCAAAGCAATTATAAAGGAGGCTGCGGATCGGAGCCGGAAGAGAGCGCAGATTGAGGAATGGCGTGAGGCGGGGGAACTGTACACCTACGAATCGTTCCCGGAGGAGTTTGTCAAGGCAATAAAGGCGGTTTACAAGGTAAATCTCAAGAGTTGGATTGAAAACTCGGTAAAAACAAGGCCGTGCTTTATTGAATATCTCGGTACTGTCTACTTCCCGCGAATTGGATATGAGTCGATTTTGAACGACTTGCAATTTGAACGCAGCAGAAGAGAGTGGGAGTCCGTCAGAGATTTGCTCTAAAAACGCAAAAAAAGCCCTTACCCGCTATGGGTAGGGGCTTTCAATTTTGAGAGGGGGTGGTTCAGGGGCTGGGGGCGGCGAGGAACACCCTCTCTGCTCCCCCAGGCCCCGGCATCCCCTCCGGCCTGTCCCTTCTCCCTTGCGGTTCTCTGGCGCACGGGGTATAATGGGGGCGGCTGGTTTACATAACTCTGGCAGGAGGTGCTGTGATGGACGAGGAGAGGTATCCGTACTATGAATGGCTGGAGGCTGTGATGGGGGAGCTGGCGAAGAGCGAGGTCAGGGCGATCAGTTTGGAGGTAGTGTATGAGAACGGGGAGGTGTCCACGCAGTACTGGAACGTGAATCGCGGGGACAGGGCGTTAATGATGGCGGCTATGGAAGAAGCGCAGATAATGGACACGATTGCAGACAACCGGGATGTGCTGATGCAGATTCTGGAGATGGATGACGATGACGAGGAGGGGGAGGATGGTTGAATACAGGCGGTTGATTCCTGCGCTGGTGAAGCGGGGTGAGGTTACTGCGCTGAAGGACGCATTCTCGCTCTGCCGGGAGTTGGAGAAAGAGGGGAGCAGTACCGTCATTGGCGGCGGGGAGCATGGGGCCGATAAGGTCATCTTCAAGCAGGAGAACTTTGATGCCGCGCACAGGTATGTGAAGGATGTCCGCAAGGCGGCGAACGGCCTGATGAGAGAAGGAAAGGGTGGACAGGACACACTCACTCTGTACTACAGGACGCATCTCTTCGATGCCCCCTATAATTTTGACTCGTTCTGCATCTACATCGAAAAAAATCGCGAACCCAAAAAAAGATTTTACCTCCCGCGCAGGAAACAGCTACTCCCGTGCGTGGAGGCGTTACAGGACTTGGAAGATGACAAGCTGGACTTGCTGGCAATATCGGAACCTCCGGGCGTGGGAAAGACTACTCTGGCAGAGTTCTTCTTGGCGTGGAAGGTGGGCCGCAGTCCGTTCCTGCCTAATCTTGTCGGATCGCACAACAACGCTTTCCTGTCAGGTATGTACGGTGAAATGCTCCGCATCATGGACAGCAAGGGCGAGTATCTCTGGACGGATGTCTTCCCCGGCTTGCGTGTCATTGCCACGAATGCAAAGGATTTGATGATTGGCGTAGGGTATACCCGCGCAGATGACATGAGATTCAAGAGTTTGGAGTTTACCTCCATCGGTGCGGGGAACGCTGGTAAGGTCAGGGCGATGGGTGTCCTGTACTGCGATGACCTTGTGAGTGATATCGAACAGGCATTGTCTAGGGACAGGCTGGACAAGCTATGGCAACAGTACACCACGGACTTGCGGCAGAGGAAAGTGGGTGACAGGTGCAAGGAGCTGCACATTGCAACCCGCTGGAGCGTGTACGATATCGTTGGACGGCTGGAGCAGGAGTATGAGAACGACCCACGCGCACGGTTCATTCGCTTCCCGGCCTTGGATGAGAACGATGAATCCAACTTCAACTATCCGTATGGCCTTGGATATACTACAGAAGCACTGCACAAACAGCGGGATATCATGGACGATGCCAGTTGGAAAGCCCTGTTTTTGAACCAACCCATCGAGCGCGAGGGCCAGCTATACGCTCCCGAAGAGCTTCGGCGGTACTTCTCCCTCCCGGATCAGGAACCTGACGCAATCCTCGCCATCTGCGATACGAAGGAACAGGGCGCGGACTACTGCGTCTGCCCGGTATTCTATCAGTATGGCAATGACTTCTACATGGACGCTATCATCTGCGATAATGGGAAGGTAGAGGTGGTTCAGGAGCGGGTAGCGCAACTGCTGGTGGACAGGAAGGTGCGGATGTGCAGGATAGAGTCGAACCGTGGGGGAACTCTGTTCGCGCAGAATGTGGAGAAGAGGGTGAAGGAGATGGGAGGACTCACCTCGATTACCACGAAATGGACTCAGACCTCAAAAGAAACGAGGATACAGGTGAATAGCGCGACTGCAAAGTCCCGGATTCTGTTCAAGGATGAGTCGCTTTACATTAAAGACCGTGAATATCGTGACGCTATGGGCCAACTCTGCACATACTCTATGTCTGGCAAGAACAAGCATGATGATGTCCCGGATGCCATAGCAATGTTTGTAGACTGGCAGATGTCTGACAGGACTAACATAGCCCGTATATTGAAGCGTCCGTTCTAATTATTGGTTGACATAATCAATATGTAGTGGTATAGTGTAATGGGTTGACATAATAACTAATTATCGTAAACCAAGTGCGGGGGGATGTGAGAGTTTGGAATATGAGAATATGTCCGCACCTAGCCCTTCTGTTGTGCGGAATGACCTTTTTGGGCGGATGGACATCTACTCGCCCTTTGAGGATCTGACAAGGGACGATGTGGTCGAGGAGCTTAACTCTGCTCTGGTGTACCACATCAAGAATCTGCTTCAGGAGGAGTTTCTGTACTGGTATCGGAGAGGACTCCAGCCCATCTTGGGCCGCACGAAGGAAGTGCGGGAGGATATCCTGAACATCGTGCAGGAAAACCACGCAGAGGAGTTTGTGGCCTTTAAGAACGGGTACTTCTTGACCGCTCCCGTGAACTATTCGGCCCGGAGGAAGGGCGTACAGACGAAGCTCAAAAAGCTGAACGAGTATCTGTACCGCTCTGGGAAGCATGAGGCAGACAACAAGACTGCGGATTGGTTCCATACTGTGGGCAAGGGCGTTATCTATGTCGAGCCTACGGACGATGACGAGGTTCCCTTCCGCGCATATGCCCTCGACCCCCGCTCTGCGTTTGTTGTGTACTCCCTGAAGCCGGGAAACAAACCCGTAATGGGCGTGAACTTTGTCAATGATGACGGTGTGGCCCGGTTTGATGTGTTTACTGAATCCACCGTCTTCCACCTGACTGGTTCTGCTACCGGGAAGCTGATGTCTTCCGAGCGCAACCATGACTACATGGCAACTGCCGTGTCCGTGGAGTCGGTGGAGCCGAACGTGCTGGGGAAGATTCCCATCATCGAGTACCGCTACAACTCCGTCAACATGGGCTGTTTTGAGGCAGTAATTCCTCTGCTTGACGAGATTAACAACATCACTTCCAACGCCTGTGACGGTATCGAGCAGTTCATTCAGACGCTTGCCATTGCCGTCAACTGTGAGTTCCCTGAAGACACCACCATTACGGACATCCGCAAGGCTGGCATGATTGCTCTGCGGAGCATCGGTGAGAATAAGGCAGATTTTAGGGTGCTTACCGAACAGCTTGACCAGACTCAGACGAAGGTGTTGGTGGACAGGCTTTACGATCAGGCCCTCCGCATTGCCGCGCTTCCGGCACGGTCGAGCGGACAGAGTACACAGTCCACCACGGGTTCAGCTGTGCTGGCTAACTTCGGCTGGTATCAGGCCGATTGTGCTGCGAGGAACACGGAGGATTTGTACATTGAGTCTAACAGACAGTTTGACGCAATCATTACCGATATCCTCAGACGCAAGGGACTTCTTGACATCAACCTCAATGACTTTGAGCCTGTTTTCACGCATGGAGAAGTAGCAAATGTTCAGGCTAAAGCACAAGCGTTCCAGACGCTCATGGCGGCTGGCCTCCATCCTGAGTTGGCTATGGCAAAGAGCGGTATCTCCAATGACCCGGTGAAGGATGCGGCAATGTCTGAGAAGTATATCAAGATGGTTTTCGGCGATCCGAATAGGGTGGTTGAAGAGGAAGCGGCTGGTACTGGTAAAGGTGAGGCCACCATCATTGAGGAAGACCGGGATACTGGGGATAATCCCACCGGGGGCGCGGTATGATTAAGCTCTCGATCCTTATTCCTGTCTGGAATCAAGAAGAGTTGGTCATCCGCGCACTCGATAGCATCCCTCGCCGGAATGACATTGAAGTGGTTGTCTGTGATGACGGCAGTACGGACAGCACCCGGAAGAATGTCAAGGCGTACATCAAGGCGCATCCTGACCTGAAGATTCGGCTGTTGTGGAACTCTGAGAACAAGGGGCTTGGATATACCAAAAACAAGCTTTACGACAACGCCAAGGGCGAGTATGTCTACGAACTGGATTCCGATGACTACCTCCTGACGGACGAGTACAACAGCGTGGTGAACCTTCTGGACGGCACGGACTTGGTATTCGTCAACCTGAAGGTCAACAGCGGCGAAATCCTCTTCTTGAATGAGCAGACGAAAACCGTGTGGGTTGGTGGAGCGTCCAAATTCATCAGGCGCGAGTTTTTGGGCGATGTCCGATGCGATGCAGTTCGTGTCTTTGAGGATGTGTCCCTGAACAAGGCCATCATGGCGAAACCGCACACGGAGAAATTTACGGGCAAGGTTGTGTATCATTACAACTGGCCCAGAGAAGGGAGCCTTTGCTGGTTAGCATCTAAAGGGCTTATCAAATGAACACCAACGTATTCTACTTCCGCGACCTCAATGTCATCGGCGGCATCGAAACCTTCTTCTACCAACTGGGGCTGAAGTACGGGAAGGACTTCGATATTACGGTATACTACCGCACAGGGAATCCGCAACAAGTGGAGAAACTGTCAAAGGTAGTCCATGTCAAGCGGTATCGTGATGGGCAGACGATTCGGTGCAAGAGGGCATTTCTTTGCTTCTCCCTTGACATCATCGATCATGTGGAAGCTGAAGAATACTGGCAGATGCTCCACGGGGATTACTCCGCAATTAAGGTATTTCCTGACAGGAATCCGAAAATTCAGATGCGGGTTGCGGTGAGTGAGGTAGTGCAGGAGTCCTACCGTGACTATATCGGGGAAAACAGTATTGTCTGCTACAATCCCTACACTCCCCAAAAACCCCGCAAGGTGCTTCGCCTGATAAGCGCAACCAGACTCACGGCAGAGAAGGGCTACAACCGTATGGTGACCCTTGCGGAGTATCTGGATAAGGCCGGGGTTCCGTTCACTTGGGATATCTACACGGACTCAAACAAGCCCTTCGAGAATCCGAGCGTGTCCTTCCGAAAACCCCGCACGGACATTGTTGATTTCATAGCTGATGCAGACTATCTGGTTCAGCTTTCAGATACAGAAGGGTACTGCTACACGGTGGTTGAGGCCCTTTGCGCTGGCACTCCAGTTATTGTGACGGATTTCAAGGTGGCCCATGAAATTGGCGTAGTGAATGGGGTAAACGGGTGGATCCTTCCGATGGATATGCACAGCGTCCCGGTGGATGATATCTACAAGGGCCTGAAGAAGTTCAAGTACACGCCACCCGCTGACAGATGGGGAGAGCTGCTTGTTCCGGGTGAAGGGTATGATGAGGATGACCCAAGCCGCCCTGTGACAATCAGGTGCAAACGGGTGTACTACGATCTGGAGTTTCAGCGCGAGATGAACTACGGTGAGGAATGGGTGACATCCTTCCAACGTGCAAACAAACTCCTAGACCTTGACTTGGTAGACTGGATAGACGGGTGAGCTTATGGACTTGATGCTGTTTGACGAACTGAATAGGTTGGAAGCGGCACTTCCTGAGTACATGAATCGGGAAAGCAAGACCGAAGCTGATCTTGATTCTCTTCTGGATATGTTGGAGGACTTGTTCCTCCTCGCCTATGCAAACGGAGTAGAGTCCGCAAACCTCATGCTTGGTGCTGACATATCCGCTGATGTATCTGATGTGCAGGAAACGGTGGACAAGAAAATCGCTGGGGAAACTTGGAGAGACAGAGTAAGGGAATACTTCTCAAACGGCGGCAGCGTGGCAGATATAGTGCGGATCATGGAAACCGAAACGCACAGGGACTACAACGAGGCCGCATTGACTACGGCACGAAAGGCCGGAGCAAAGTCAAAGACATGGATGACCATGATGGATGACCGTGTGAGGGAAACCCACGATTACCTCCAGAGCATGACCGTTGGTATTGACGATGAGTTCTACACCTATGACGATGACCACGCCTATGCACCGGGCGGGTTTAGTCTGGCAGAGAATAATGTGAACTGCCGCTGCACACTTATCTTTTCTTGAATGCGAGGTGTGAGCGTTGAGCGAAACAGTTTTAGTCGCAATCATCACGGGCATATGTGCCGTGTTTGGGCAATGGCTTATCACCCGACAGCAGACAGCAAAGCGTAGGATAGATGAAGCGGTCAGGGACGCAAAGTTGGATGACCGTCTCGCCAGAATTGAGGAGCGGTTGGACTCCCACAACAGCTACGCTGAGAAATTTACGCAGTTTGGGACAGACATTGCCGTCATCAAGAATGACATCAAGACCTTGTACAAGGGGAGGGAGTAAGAGAGTGAAGCTGAAAAACGGTGCGTATGACATCCTCAAGTGGATCGCCCTCATCTGCATCCCCGCTCTGGCTACCTTCTATGTGGCCCTCGCCGGGGTGTGGGGATGGCCTTTCGCCGATGAGGTGTCGAAGACCGCCAATGCCGTGTGCGTCCTGCTTGGTGCTTTGCTTGGCATTAGCACCGCGCAGTATAACAAGGATAAACAGTAATCGCACAACCAACTGACAGGGAAGTCGTTAAAACGCAAGAGTCATGACAAGACTTTAAAACGGAAATCATGGCAGAGGGAACTGCCTCATCAAACGCAAGGAGAAAGATATGGCAAAAATCGATGTGAGCAAAATCGAAGGTTATGCGGAGATGTCCGCAGAGGACAAGCTCAAGGCCCTTGAAGCGTATGAGTTTGAACTCCCCGCTCCCAAGGAGTCCGATGAGACCACCCGGCTGAAAGCCGCCCTGTCCAAGGCCAACTCCGAGAGTGCTGAGTGGAAACGCCAGTTACGCGAAAAACAGACCGAGGAAGAGCGCAAAGAGGCCGAGCGCAAAGAGCGTGATGCACAGGTCGAGGAAGAACTGAAGACCCTTCGCCGCGATAAGGCGGTGAGCGGGTATCAGGCACAGTATCTTTCTCTGGGCTATTCTAAGGAACTGGCCCTCAAGGCGGCAGAGGCTATTGCTGACGGTGATGCCGCCACCTCGCTTGCCTGTCAGCAGGAATTTATCGAGGCAAAAACCAAAGAGCTTGAAGCCGCCGCTCTTGGCAAACAGCCCAAGCTTTCTGCGGGGATGCCTCCCACGGCGAAGGATGCCGACAAGGATGCTCTGAACAAAGAACGTGCTTGGTTTGGCCTCCCTCCCATCAAATAACAAAAGGAGAGATTTAAAATGGCTGTTTCCCCTACCGTTTCCCCTGAGATCAACAACAGCATCGGCCTCGCCTCTCGTTATCTGCCTCTGCTGGACGAAATCTACAAGGCTGAGAGCAAGACCGCTATTCTCGACACCGCGCAGGATCGTGTGCGCTGGAGTCCTGAGTACCACACCTTCTACCTGTTTGAAACCGATATGGTGGCCCTTGGCAACTACTATCGGAACAAGGGTTTCGTGCGCGGCGATGTGACTGCCAGCTGGCGCGGCTATACGCCTCAGTGGGATCGTGGTCGGCAGTTCCTCGTTGATCGGATCGATGACTCTGAGGCAATGGGCATGGCCTTTGGCACTCTGGCCTCTGAGTTCATGCGGACGAAGGTTGTTCCTGAAACCGATGCCGTTCGCTTCGCCACCTATGCGAAGTCTGCCAGCGACTCCATGAAGACCGCTGAGTCCATCAGCACCGGGTCTGGCGCGGTTGCTGCCATCGACCTTGGCACGGAGAAACTGGACAATGCGGAAGTTCCGTATGAGGGCCGCATCCTGTTCCTGAACCCCACCATGTACCGCTACCTCAAGAGCGGCATCACCCGGTACACCATGAATGGTGAGAACGGCATCGACTACAATGTCGAGATGTACAACGATATGCGCGTCATCACCGTTCCCAGCGGTCGATTCAACACCGTCTGCACCCTCGCCGAGCCTGAAGACCACGATGATGCTGGCGGCTACACCGCTGCGGGTTCCACCATCAACTTCCTTATCATCCATCCTTCTGCCGTCATGCAGGCCGTGCAGTTCGCCGAGCCTCGCATCTTCAGCCCCGCTGTGGTGCAGGAAGCTCAGGCATGGATGTACGACTTCCGTCAGTATCACGGTGCGTGGGTGAAGCACCAGAAGGCGAACGGCATCTATGTCAACGCTCCCAGCGTTGTGAGTGCCTAAGAAACCTATGGGGAGGGGCCACAATCCCCTCCCCTCCATCCAAAGAGGTGAGTACGAATGACGGATGCCGAAAAGCTGACAAGGGTAAAGCTCCTTCTGGAAGATGGCGGGGAAGTTCCATCCGATGAAAAGCTGACGGAGTATCTGACTATCGCCGGGAATGAGATCCTTTACTGGATTTACCATCTAGTCGGCGGCGTACCTCTGGATGTGACGGATGTTCCTGCCAGGTATGAGAATACTCAGGTCTACGCCGTCATTGCCGGGTACACTCAGGCTGGTGCGGAGGGTGAGCAGACGCACATCGAAAACTCTGTGCATCGTCACTTCCGCTATTCCGATATGCTGGACTACATCCACAATAACGTACTCGCCTATGTTCGTGTCGGGGCGGTGAGTACCGAATGAGGACAATCCAGCGCAACAAGCGCGAGATCAGCTATGCTCTGTACTCCGGCGTGACCGATGTGGTGGACTCCGAGGGGAATCTGACAGGCGAACAGACGGTGAGCTATGCAACGCCTGTGACCACACGGATGAACGTGTCTGGGGGAAGAGGTAAGGCTGAGATCGAACTGTTTGGCGTGGACAATCCGTTCACCCGGACGGTAGTGACTGGTGACCTGACCACCCCGTTTAACACGGACACCATCTGGTGGTTTGAGGCAAACCCCGCTACGGAGCCGCACAACTACCGTTGCACCGGGGTTGCGAGGACAATCAATCAGGTGGTCATCGCTCTGGCAGAGTTGGATGTGACACACGGGGAGCCGATTCCTAGTGCGTAGCATCACGATTGAGTTGTCAGTTGCCGGGTGCAACAGGGCCTTGAAGGAACTGGAGAAGTACCAGAAGGAAATAAGGCCGAAACTGGACATGGTGTGCAAGCGGTTAGCTCAGATCGGGGCCGATGCTGCGAATGAACACTACGCAGAGGCCAATGCGGACTCCGACTGGACGGGCAACGGTGGAATCAAGGCAATCGTCCTGCCACTTGAGGAGGGGAACGGCTACCGCATACTCGCGGAGGGCAAAGATGTTTACTTCATCGAGTTCGGCACGGGCAGCATGGCTGGAGCGTTCTACGAGGGCGATATGTCCGGCGTGAGTGTTCCGGTTGGCGAGGGTACATGGTCTATCTCCCATGCACAGAAGTTTTCCGAAAACGGATACTGGTGGTACAGAGGGAACAAGCTCTATGAAACTCCTGCGTATATGCCTATGTATTACGCAGTCAAGGCTATGCGGGAGAGGGCCAAAGAAGTTGTAGAGGGGGTGTTTGTGCGGTGAAGTACACACGCAATGCGGTATATACCCGTGTCGTGGATGCTATCCATGCCGCCTATCCTTCTGCCTACTGTACCTCCCGCTATGTTGCCAAACCCTCATCCTTCCCGGCCTGTTACATCCACGAAATTGATAGGAGTAGACCCACACAGTACACTCAGCTTGATTTTGAGGATGTGCAATGGGAATCTGCCTTTGAGATCCAGATTGTGTCCACTAAGGCTAATGTCGCGGCATCTGAAGCGTATAGCCTCATGGATGTTGCCCGGAACGCCATGAGCGGGATGTATTACCGGGAATTTTCCGAAACAAACATTGATGGCGGGGATAAGTTCACTATTGTGGGCCGTTTTCGCCGCATCATCGGGGGCGGGGATACGATGCCGCCCACAATATCTGCATAAAGGAGAGAAATCACAATGGCAAATGCTGTGTCTACTGCCGGGATGATCGTCAAGTATGCGACTGAGGTAACGGCTGGCACTCGCCCCACGGTGAACTATGTCACCATCCCCGGATGCAAGGCCATTCCCGGCCTGTTCAACGATCCCAACACCCTCCAGTCCACACCCCTGAGTGCGACCAAGAATCACACCTATATCGAGGGTCTGGGCGATAGCGGCGGCGCGGTTGCGATCACCGTGAACGACTACAAGGAGTTCCGTACCGCTTGGGACACTTGCGTGTCTGCCTACGCCACCGCGCAGTCTAGTTCTCCCGCCAAGGGTATGTGGTTTGAGATCGCCTATCCTGCTGGTTCTGATCTGGATTCCTTCTACTTCCCCGGCAAGCCGCTGCCTCTGGGGTTTGGCGGCGCGGAGGTTGATAGCGTCCTTGAGAACAACGCGAACATCCTGCCGCAGGGAGATTATGTGTTCGCGGCGAAGTCCACCACCTCTGCGTGAGGAAAACAACGGGGCGAGGCCAATCACCCCGCCCCAAATTTTTAAAAATGGAGGGTTGAAGAATGGCTATGAAGCCCATGATTATCACCGACCCCGAAGAGGGGCGCGAATACACCCTTGAGTTCAATCGGCGTACCGTTGCCAAAGCAGAGGCGGCGGGGCTGGATGTAAACAAAATGGACTCTGCCCCCATGACGATGCTCTCGCTCCTGTTCTGGGGTGCTTTCCTGATGCACCATCCATATATGAAGCAGGAGGACACTTCCCGTATCCTGTTTGACGGACTTCATGGTCTTTCTAAGGAGGAAGCTGAGTACCTTGGCAAACTTTACTCCGAGCCGTTCAAGACCCTTATTTCCGGGGAGGATGAGGGTAAGTCTGAAAACCCTCCCCGGAAACTGGCGGTCAAGTTCTGACCGAGGAAGCTGAACCGCCAAAAACATATCAAGAAATCTTTGAGGAGGCTTGCCCTCAATATCTCGCAATGGGAATGACCTATGAGCAATATTGGGATGGGCCTCCTCAAATAGCAACTGCGTATCGTAAAGCGTACCGTCTTCGCCGAGAGATGGAAAATGAGATGGCATGGATTCAAGGTATGTATACCTATGATGCTTTTGCCGTCACTCTGGCAAATGCTTTCCGCTCAAAAGGGGCAAAGCTTCAACGGTATATGGAGAAACCCATAGATATATTTCCCCTGTCTGAAGCTGAAAAACAGCGGCGTGAGCGGGAGGAAATGAAGAAGATGGAAGCCGCAATGAAAGCGATGATACGCCAGCAACGTGCTGAAAAAGCAAAGGGTGATGTGTAATGGCAGACACGCTTGAAGCTCTGGAAGTAAAAGTAGCACATAGTGCGTCTGGCGCGGATGCTGAAATCAATAAAGTTGCCGCTTCAATTAGAAGTTTGAAGGATAGTTTGTCTGGCGTTGTCCCTCAGTTGCAAACCCTTGCTTCGTCCTTCAAAAACCTAGAGAGTTCATTCAAAAGCGGGTTTGGAAAGTCCTTGACTTCTTTCGCAGAGGGAATTATGGACTTGAGTGCGGCGGCGAGTATGATTGGGGATACTTTAAATATCTCCCGGATGGGGTATGCCTTGGATAGCTTTTCAAGGCTTAGTCTTAGCCCCGCAACGCTGAAGAATACCGCATCGGCACTCCTTGATCTTGCCGCCGCAGTTGCTGATATCCCGCATGAATCGGCAACATTGCTTGCACACTTTGGGGCAAGCCTATCTACGTTGTCTGGGCTCAATTTGAGTCCCGCTACTTTGAACAACTTGGCAACATCAATTTCCAATATTGCTATTGCTTTAATGGGACTTGGGTCAGAGGCAATGGACAACCTTGCGAGTTTGGGGGTTTCCCTTGCTCCGCTTGCCACTCTCACAAATAATACTACTACACTAACTGGAATAGGCCGTGGAATCCTGTCAATAGCTACTGCTGCATCTCAGCTTACTCAGGAAGCAATCCAGAATCTTCGCGATTTTGGTGATGCGCTTTCCAAAATGAGCGGCCTTGGCAACATCGACTTCAGCGGGGTCAGACAGACACTCAACGCTACCAAGAAGTCCATCAAGGAAACTGGCGAAGAGGCTAAGAACTCCAGCAAGGGTGTCGGAACCTTCCTGTCCTCCCTGAAGAGGATTGCGTTCTATCGGTTTATTCGTACCATCATCAAGTCCATTACTCAGGCATTCTCTGAGGGATTAAAGAACGCATATCTGTTTAGTTCTCAGCTTCAAACTGTAGAAGGGCCTCGATTTGCACAGGCTATGGATAACATGAAGTCTGCGGCAACGCAGATGAAAAACCAGCTTGGTTCTGCGTTTATTGCCCTTCTCACCGCCATTGAGCCTGTCGTTGTGGCAATCGTCAATCTCATTACCAAACTGGCCGATGCAATGTCACAGCTTATTTCGGCCTTTACGGGTACGACCTATCTCAAAGCGGCTGCTGTGTCTGACAAGTTTGCTGACGATATGGCATCTGGGGCGAAGTCTGCGAAGGAATGGAAGAATCAGCTTCTTGGTTTTGATGTGATTAACCGCCTGAACGAGCCAAGCGGCGGTGGGTCTGGTGGTCTGACCCCGCAGGATATGTTTGAGGAGACGGACACTCCGATCAACGAGAAATGGCTGAGAATTGCAGAGAAATTCAAAGGACTGATAGGTTCTCTGAATTTTGAGCCGTTGCTTGAGGGATGGGGCAGATTGAAAACTGCCGTGTCCGGGCTTGCTGATACTATCAAGAAAGGTCTTGGCTGGGCTTGGGATAACATCCTTGTCCCGCTGGCCCATTGGACGATTGAGGAAGCTGCTCCCGCCATGCTCGACCTTTTGTCAGCGGCGTTTGGCCTCCTGAAGTCTGTCTTGGAAAAGCTTGCTCCAATCCTTGAGCCGCTGTGGGAGGATGTTCTCAAGCCGTTCTTTGCAGCAATTGGAAACATTATCCTTGATAACCTTGAGGATCTGACCGGACTGCTGGAATCTATCACCCAACTCATCAATGGGGATATCAGTTGGCAGGAGTTTTGGGACGGTTTGAGCGGGACACAGAAAGCCATTCTGCTGTTTGTGGCAGCGTTGGCCCTATATAAGGTCGGTTCCGTCCTAATATCTGCCGGAAGTGCATTTATCACCTTCGGCAAAGGTGTCGCTGACGGGATCACCAAGGCTGGTCAGGCGGCAAGCTCTGGCTCCAAGGTAGCCAAGGCACTCAAGCTAACCGCACTTGGGATATTTGATGCGATGATGATCGCATACGATGTCCAATCGTTTGTGAGTACGGCAAAGGAATACAGAAGAGCGCAGGAAACGCATACAAGAGAAACGGAAACGGCCCTTAATACTTACAAAAGGTTGTATGATGAGAAGGGGGCAGAGGTCGCAAACTCTTGGGCGCAGACAGTATATGACCTCAAGCTATCCGGGGACGATTTGGAACTCAACCAGTCCCTCCTTGCAGATCACATTGAGGGTTTTTGGGCAGATGTTCCCCAAAATATGTGGGACGGATTCCGTCATGGATGGGACTACTATTTCGTCAACGGCGAGGGCGGTGGCCTCCTTGGCCTGATCGGTGACGCATTTCAGGGAGTCATCGACTGGGTAAAGAAAATCCTTGGAATCCACAGCCCGTCCACGGTGTTTGAGGACATCGGCATTGATTTGGTAAAGGGCCTGTGGAAAGGGTTTGAGGACACTTGGGGAGACTTTACCGACTGGTTGACCGATGCATGGAATGCTGTCGCGGAGTTCTTCGGGTTGAATCCGATTGAGATCCCGGTGGAAGTACCCAATATAACCTATCAGGAGACCGGGGAAGTGTTCGGGCCGTTCTTTGATGACTCTGGCAAGGTTGTCGAGGAGATCATCCCGGATTACATCTACAACATCCCCGGAGTCACGCCCAAGGCATCTGGTGGGTTTGTGGATTCCGGTGAGCTTTTCGTTGCCCGTGAATCCGGCCCGGAGCTTGTGGGCAGTATCGGAAACCAGACCGCAGTTGCAAACAACGACCAGATCGTTGCTGCCGTGAGTGCCGGGGTAGCGAACGCTGTGAGCGGGGTGCTTGGTAGCGGCAAGGGGCAGGAGATTCACATTTACCTCGACTCCCGTGAAATCAAGTACGGGCAGAGCAGACTGTCACGGGCAATGGGGGTGTAAGGCATGACAATTACGATAGGTGGTACTGACATCACCAAGTACATCAAGTATCAGGGCGTGACCTTCAGCAGAGAAGATGTTGAGGCCCCTGATGCTGGGCGTGATATGTCGGGGTTGATGCACAGAGGCCGTGTGGCAATCAAGGAGCGCATGGACATCCAGACCGTCCAGCTTACCCGCGCACAGGCCAAAATCATCCATGACCTCCTTGAACCCGAATCCTTCAGCGTGACCGTAAACCCCTACCCTCGCACCAACGCCTCCAAGACCATGACGATGTACTCCAACAGCATCAAGACAAACTATGTCATCCACCGGGCAAACGGCGAGGATTTGCAGGAGATGTCCTTCCCCCTAGTAGAGATGTAAGGAGCGTTATTTATGATTTCAACTAGCACTCTTTACAAAAACATATTCGCCACCCAGAATCATTCCGTGGAGTGGGTAATCACCATCAACGGGACTGATTATGGGATGGATAAGATAGCGGCAGATGTGGGAGGGGGTCACAGCCTCCCCCACATCCACCGTCAGGTTTTTACGGGAAATGCTCCCAGCATCGGCGGGTGTGTGTCCGCAACCTTTGAGTGTTCAATCTTTGAGGCAAGTGCGAATGTTCCACGCATGGCAACCGTAGTCCCCAAGTACCGCCTCCTGACTGAACTACAGACGAGCGAGTGGATCACCCTTGGCACGTTCTACATCGATACCCGGAGCGTGGATGAAATCAACGGCATCCTCGACTTGTCCTGCTATGATTCCATGCTCAAGGCAGATGGGGCAGAGGGAAAGACATACGCTGACCTGACTGCCTTTGACGAGTGGCCTCAAGACATGGATGATGTGGTGGACGAGATATGCGATATCATCGGCGTGACGCTCGACTCCCGCACTACCATTCACTCTGGCACAGGGTATCAGGTAGAATATCCGAATGACCTGACAATGCGCGAGGTACTTGGCTACATCGCAGTTCACCATGCCGGGAACTTCACCATTACACCCGACAACAAACTCCGTCTTGTTCCCCTGACTGGCAACTCCGACACTCTCAGCCTTGGCACGAACACCGCCCAACTTCACACCGCCCCGGCTTTTTCCGAGTGGAGCAAAGTCACGGTGTACTGGGCAGACGGGGAAGCCTACGAAGCCGAAGAAGAAAGCGCATCGGGGAGGGAACTGGTCTGTGAATCCCCTTGGGCCACGCAGGAAACGGCGAATGGCATCCTGAATGCAATCAGCGGTACGACCTATCGTCCGTACAACGGTAGTGGTTCCTTCATTGACTTGGCCCTTGAAGTGGGGGACAAAGTGACGGTGGGGTACACAGGCGAGGAGATTACCGCCCCGGCTTTTACCATTGATGTGACGGCAGAGGTGCTGGAGGTCGCGGGGATTGCGGCAGAGGGTGAGCAGGAGGTTGATCACGAATACCCCTATGCCTCCTATGTGGACAGGAGCCTCAAGCGCAAGGTGGGGCTGAATACTGCCTACTACGGAGTGACCATTTCCCGTCAGAGTGGGCTGGAGATCAAACGGTCTGACGGTGCGTCTGAGGCCCTGTTCAACTCTGACCTCTTCACCATGCGTGCCTTGATTGACGGCACGATGAAAGACCGCATTTACTTCGACCCCATCAAAGGTGACTACGTTTTCGATGGTGCTTTGGGTGCAGATGCGGTCTTCACCGAGTCGCTTTATGCCGAATTGGGCTATGTCGCGGAGTTGACGGTTGACCGCCTGACTACCTCCCGGAGAGTGCGGAAGTATTTGCTTGGAGATACATCGGACGATAACTATATCCACATCCAAGACAACTACATCCGGTTAATGACCGGAACCGTCATCTCCTCCAATGTGCTGGACACGGAGAATGGACAGCATTTGTTGACTCAGAATGGGCTGTACATCGCCACGGAGCAGTCAAACACCAATCTGGTAGTGCAAGTGGTCAACCGTTATGGGGACAGACTGTACTGGCAGCGTGAACCCGTGATGGTTACGGCAGAGGGCTACCCGCTGGACGAAGACAGAAAACAAATCTATTCGACCACCGAAGTCACAGACTGGCCCGTTTTTAGCTATGCTTACACCGAGCAAATTAAATCCGAGTATGCCTTTGAGCTTGACGGTGAGTATTACGTCCCGCAGATCGTGCTGGGTGCTGGCGATGAGCATGGGTACAGCAAGGGGTATATCCGCAAATCGCAGACCGGGATGCTAATGCGATATGTCACTAGCCAAAATAAATACGTTGACATCACATGGGGCGATGACGGATTTGTCGATGCCATGCACAGGCGGCTGAAATCCTGCACCATCGATAGGACACATGGCAGTATCAGGTACAAGGTGGAGGGGGACAGCACCACGCACACGCTGGCGTTTTTGGAATCGTCATCTTCGGCAGAGTTTCATTGGCCCGATGGGTTTGTTTGTGAGGTGCATATTTCGTAATGTCTGATGAGGTATTGATGCAAGCCACGTTGCTTGCCTTGACCATGCAGAATGTGACCGGAGACGGTGACGATAAGACGCGGAGCGGGGCCGCAGTTGTAGACTTGTGCTACTATTTTGAGGGATCGGTCGAGACGATCAGGCCAATCATAGGGGTGTTACGCAATGATTAACTATTATTATAGCCCGTCCTATCTGGATCCCACTCTGTCGCAGATGATCTCCTCAGTAAAGGACGGGGTGCAACTCCTCATCACACAAACGGATACGGAGATATATCAGGTTGTTACCGACACCGTTGGCGAGGAGTACGAAGTTGTTCTCAACGCTGGCAACGGAGTGTATTTTGATGTCCACATTGCCAGCGGCTTGCTGTCCGTTAGTTTTGGGAAAGTGTCAGAAGGTGTGTATACTGCGGTAGAGACATCCAGTACAGATAGCACCCATACGCTAACGCACACAAACAATCCGTTTTACTGCGAGTTGGCAGTCATCAACGGCGGCGATATGTGGGATTTTCGGGTTCTCTGTAGTGTTGTGGGCTTTGGATATCCGGCAACATACACCATAAGATCAACTCTGCTGGAGTCGAGCTTATCGTCTGATGTCATGAGAATCGCCGGAACCTACTTTTCCGCTGGTTCTTCTAGTTTCACTAGTTTCCCATATAATGACAAAGCTTACATGGAGTCTGGATACGTCTTGGTTGATACCTCAGGAGTAAGCTCTACAATTGCCGAGCGAAACACCCCTGACGGCAAGGTGATACTTTTCCCCGCCCTGATTGGGCCGAGAGTTGGGAATTCTCTGGGTGTTCCGACTGTTGGCAGTAAAATCGCGTACTCCATGCTAGGCCGTGGTATGCCGATATCTACCTACACGGAATTTGTAGTCGGCGGCTCCAGATTCGTCAGTCTGGGAAGTATTGCGATCCGCAGTTCGTAAGGGGGAGAGGATATGGCTGGACGGAGAAGTGTGAGCAATCCCTTGAGCAATCAGGCAACCCCTGTGCTGTCGCAATCAGAACTTGTTGAACAGGGGGCAACAGAAGAGGAATATGAAGTCCTTGCAAGCAACGCCGAGGAAGAGACTCCGACTGAGCCGATTGGCATACCCATCTCTGCCCTTCCCGGTGCGGACACGCCCACAGGCGATGACGCAATCCCCGGTGTGCAAGCTGATGAGACAGTTCAATATGCCCTGTCCGATCTGTTGGCGTGGATCATCAGTCAAATTGCTCCCGCAGACATAGGAGCAGTAGACGCGGCAGATGTGGGAGTAGCTGATGGTGTGGCATCTCTGGACAGCGACGGCAAAGTTCCGTCCTCCCAACTGCCCACGATGCCCTCCAACGTGGAGGCCAACCCTTCCGGGGAGGCAACGGACACCCTAACCAAGCTCCAAGTAGACCAGACAATCTATGCCGTATCTGGCGGCGGGGTGGACTATCTGACCGTAGTCAACGGGCAGATCTGCGTGATATATGAGGTGACACCATGAGTCAAGTAACCGATCCCGTAATGCTGGACACCACGGGGCAGGATATCGTTGCAAAATTGCAGGATGTGATAGATGCCATCAATGGGGGAACTATCGACCCCCTGACCGTCACGCAAAATGGGACATATACTCCGAGCGGGACAACAATTGGATATGGCTCTGTAACGGTAAATGTCGTGGGAGGAAATGCGTATGCCTCTACTGATCCACCCACTTCATCCGTGGGGGAAAACGGGAATTATTATTTTGAACTAAACGACCTTGTCACGATAAACGGCTTGCAAAGTGAGCCGAGCGCAAACGCAAGCGCCGCCACGGCGGGGTGGGAATTTACCGCCAACGAAAACCTGATAATCCTCGGCGCGAGAGCATACGCCCGGTCATCCTATACGGGTACGATCAAGCTTGCCAACTCAACTGGCACGGTACTGGCGGAAAAGAGCGTTTCCCTCGTCACCAACACTTGGGTGAGCGTAATGTTTGACACGCCAGTCACGCTAACAGCCGGAAGTAATTACATCATCATGCTTTTTGGCAACTCATCCACTTTGCGATATCAGACGAACCCGACAGTCACCTCTCAGATAACCTATGTGCGGGGTCGATACGGGAGCCTTCCCGGCAACTCGGAATCCGGGACAGCGTACTCCGTGGATATACTTATCCAAGGCGATCAGAATCCACCTTATCCGCTTAAAACGCAGTATTACAAGACTGGGGGAGTGTGGGTGCAAGTATGAGTCAAGTAACTAACCCGATCATCCTCAATTCCACCGGGCAGGACATAGCGCTCGCCCTTGCTGGCCTTGCAACGGCAATCGCAAATAAACCCGACCCCGCAACGCAAACTCCTGTCATGGACGGGGCTGGGGATGTAGGTACAAGCACAAAGTATGCAAGGGAGGATCATCAGCATCCCTCCGACACCAGCAAGGCCAATCAGGCACAACTTGCCTATGTTGAGACTGGCACGACTGCCAGCAAAAATTACACCATCGGGGAGTATTTCTGCTGGAACGGGTCATTGTACCAGGCTACGGCGGCGATATCGTCAGGAGCATCGTTCAATAGCGGTTCCGGGGGGAACTGCAAGAGCGTATATGCTTCGGACTATTCCGCAGGGGCCTGGGACCCAATTACGACAAACGCAACTGCAATAGCCAATGCGCCTGAGCGGAACGGATATGCCCGATACGGGAGCCTTCTGGTCATTTATATTGCGCTTGAATTGAAGGCTGATTTGGCAAATCTCAGTCAGATCGATATCTGCGATGACGTTGCAGGGGAAATGGGTGTAAGCAGCGTACTGACACCATTCGCAAATGCCCCGGCATTCTCCGTGCAAAGGTCGGCTGGGTCATCGGACATCACCCTGAGAGTACAGTATAACAGCAACAAGCTTACGCTCATCAACAGATCCGGGACTGTCGCCAGTAAAACCAACAGATTTATTTACGGGCACATTACCCTCGCAGTATTGTAAAGGAGGTTCGTATGCAGAGACAGATCTTTATTGTAAGTGCTTACGTTGTTGACGCAAACGGAACGTTCAATTCCCTGCCGGGTTATCCCAAAACTTTTGACAGCCGCAATTATAACAATGACATCGACAAGGCCCTGCTGCGGGCCACCGGGGAGTATCACGACGCCCTGGGGGCCATGTGCAAGCGGGACGACCGGCAGCTCCAGACGGTGATCCTCATGAGCGCGGACGGCTTTGTCATCGAGCGGCAGGCCATCGGCGAGATCGCCGAGGTAGAGGCCGGGGCATGAGTCTGAGTAAGGTCATCGAGATCGCCCGGGGGGAACTGGGCCAGACGGAAGACCCGGCCAATTCCAACCTCACCAAGTACGGAGAGGCCTACGGTGGGCATATGAACGGACAGCCCTGGTGCGTGATGTTCCTGTGGTGGTGCTTCGAGCGGGCCGGGGAAAGAAAAGCGTTCATGGGGGGCGGTCAGACTGCCTCCTGCTCGATCCTCCTGCGGTGGTACAAGGAGCAGGGCCTTACTGTGCCGGTGGAGGACGTGCAGACGGGGGATATCGTGCTGCTGAACTTCCACGGTGGTAAAGACCCGGAGCATTGCGGGCTGGTGGTGGAGGTTGAGACATCGCTATTACTCTCAATGCCTCCAATTCCTACCATAGACGCCATTATAACGATTGAGGGCAACACTACTAGCCGTAAAAATGGAGTGCAAGACAACGGCGGCATGGTCTGCGAGAAAGAGCGATATCAGCACCAGATCGTCGGTGTCTGCCGCCCCCAGTACCAGCCGGAGCCACCCCAGCCTGTGGATGATGTGAGTGGGCATTGGTTCACTCCCTCTGTGGAATGGGCAAGGGAGAAGGGGTTAATCAAGAGCTACCCTGATGGGTCATTCAAGCCAAATAATCCTCTGACACGGGCAGAGATGTGTGTGATCATGGAGAGGTTTTATCAGTTACTGTGGGAGGATGACTTGCGGTAAGTTAAGCAAGATTTAAATAAGAACTAAAGCAAGAACGTAAGTAAAAACACAAGTCATTTTCTTTAGTTGTTTGAGTGCTTCTTCACTATAGACCACCGTCAAGTGTGAAATAGCACTTACTAAGTCCTGAAGGTCACGGTAAGCACATCCCTGCCCACATCTATCCTGTCTATCACAGACTTCCATACCGCCCTTCGTTCCTGCCGAGTGAAGGTTTGATAGCTCTCTCTGAGGTCATCCCCGGAGAGGGCTATTTCTTTTATGCGAGGGGTGGGTGTCTTGATGACGGGAGGGACGGTCAGAGCATCCTTCCGTTTCTGATACTCTTCCCGTGAAATCTCCCCCTCAACGTACAGTTCCGTCAATCGTTCCAGCTTTGCCGTGTTATCTATCGGTTTCGGAGCGGGAGCAGAATACTCCACTTGAGCGGACATTTTTTCGATTTCCTTGCACACCTTTGCGAGGAGGTAATCTTCGATCTCTGACTCAATGAGATACTTGTTGTTTGAGCAGAGGTGGTCACGGTAACAGCCAGCACAGCGATACCTATATCTTTTTCCCGGAGAGTATGTGGTATTGCAATTACCCGCTAGCTTTCTGCCACACTCAGAGCAGACTAACAGCCCTGAGAAAAGATAGACTCTCCCTGTGTCGTTTGTGCGGTCTGAGCGTTTACCAAGCATGGCTTGTATGTCCTCAAAAGTGGAATCATCCACCAGACGCTCACAGAACCCTTCCACCCCGTCATGCCGCCCTGTGTAGATCGGATTTGTCAGTAATCGGTATGCGGTATTGTACACTACCTTGATATCATGCTCATGCAGATAGGATTGCGCTGCCACTACTGAGCAGGATCGGTGGCATACCCTGAAAGCCTCTGCAATGACGGGTGCATCCTCGTTGGGGGTGAGCTGCTTGTCCACCACCGAGTACCCTCTTGGAGGCTTCCCGCTCCACTCGCCACGGGCAAACTTGTGGGAGAGGGTGGTACGGAGTCTTTCCCCTGTGCGGTCTGCCTCCATTTCAGCAACAGAAAGGAGGATGTTCGTCTTAAATCTTCCTGCCGCAGTTATAGTTTCATAGTCCTCTAGGATCGCTACCCACGAAACCTTGGCCTTGTCTAGCTGTTCCTGCACGGAATAGTACCCCTTCACGTTCCTTGTCCATCTGTCCAGCTTTGTAAAGGCAATCAAGTCAATCTCTCCTAGATTTTCCAACAGCCTACTCAGGGCTGGCCTCTTAGACGGTGCTTTCCGGGCAGAGATACCGGGGTCGATGTACTCTGCGACAATGGTGTGTCCGTTAACTTCGGCCCATTGTCTGAGGTCTGTAAGCTGATCGCCCAAACTCAATCCATTCTGCGCTTGCTCCTGACTGGATACACGGCAATACAATGCTACTCTCACATTTTCACCATCCTACTGAGAAAAAATCACACTTACACGATGATTATCTGCCAAAAATGCGGATTTCCACAAATTTTTTGGGTGTACGGTTTATTGGACACCGTCTAGCCTATACTCACTATGCGAGTAAGAAATAGACAGATGGGAGGGTTATTGAGTATGACGGATGAAGAAATCAGAATCATTCTTGAGAATCACCCTGAGTTATGGGAACCCGTTTTGCAGATTTTAATAGAAGCACTATTGCGTTCCGAGCATCAGGATCAGCATGGAGAAGAAGATTCATAATTTCATCAACTTGCCCGTCAGACTTAGTTCTGGCGGGTATTCCTTTTAATAGGTATTCCATCGTGGTTTCTAGAATGGTTGCTACCCGATATAAAGCATCAGCTTTCGGCATACTGGTTTTCCATTTACCTATCCCTCCCGGACTGATTGATGCCAGTTTTTCAAGGGCTGGGATAGACAGCCCCTTCGCTTTGGCTAACTCCCAAATTCTCTCATACATGACGCACCCCTAAAATTAGTCGAAAAAATTCCAGTAACCCTATTGACAACTGGAAAACTTTCTAGTACAATCTAGGGGAATTCAGGCAACACAAAACCTAGCCCCCAAGATTGCGGACTTGAAAAAGGCTATTAAAGTGACTAAGCACCACAATAATAGAATATTTTCAAGCCGCAGTCAAGGGGTAGCTAGGAAAACTTTCTGGAAGGAGGGAGGCCCTTGTTGTTGGAAAACATCAAGCGGCTATGTGAGAAGGAAGGTATCAGCACCTACGCCCTTGCAATCAAATGCGGAATGACGGGTGGGGCAATCGAGAAGTGGGCTAATGTCAGTCCGCGAGTAGAGAATGTCAAAGCTGTTGCCGATTACTTTCACATCACCGTGGATGAACTACTAAAAGAACCCAAATAGAAAACCGCCCCGATGGGCGAACATCGGAGCGGTAAGGCGAACACAAATCGGAGCGATTCAGTTCCCTTTCATTATAAGGGGACTGAGGGCAATAGTCAACCGAAAACTCTTATGAAGAAAGGAAAATGAAATGAAGAACATCTACATTGAACTGAAAGGCATTTCTCCCCTGATTATGCACTCCTGCCGGGGTGTGAATCCCCTTGACCCTCTGGCAATCGAGTTGAAAAAACTCACTTCCAAGCGCGTCAAGACCGAGGAAGATTTGATCGCCATTTCCAATATCGAATGGGAACTGTCCCTCTATTGGGATGATACCATTGGCCTTTATATCCCGGCTGAGAACATCGAGGCTACTGTCCGCGAGGGCGCGAAGAACGCCAAGAAGGGCAAGCACATCGAAAAGGGTTTCAATGTTCTGGATATGCTCGTTCCCCTTGATATCGGGGAAAACCTCACCAAAGAGCAGATGATGAACGACTACCGTTTCCGGGATGTTCGGGCTATGAGAGTCCAGCAGAGTCGGGTGATGCGTACCCGTGGTCGGTTCAATATGTGGCGGTGTGAGTTCCATGCCAACTACGATGAAGCGGTACTTAGTTTCGGTGATATCGTCAATGCTCTGGAATATGCCGGGAAGTATGTGGGACTGTGTGACAGCAGACCGCGATATGGGAAATTTGTGTCCAGTATTACGGAGTTGGATTGAGGCAAGGGTTATAGGCCCGGATGGGGTGAGTTACGACTGATCGGGTTCTGCCCAGTTTGGACACGCCGAGGTGTGCCGAGCATTATAAGTTGTGTCAGGCTAGGTTCAGCCGAGTCCAGTTCTGGTAAGACCAGATGGGTTCTGCTTTCATCTGCCGGGCCGAGTCCAGTCAAGCCAAGCATTCCACGCCTAGTCCGTTCCTGCTGAGTTCAGTTGAGCCATGAAAAGCCGAGTTCGGTCGGGGTATGTCAGGGTAGGCAATACTGGTTTTGCTTAAACGGGGTGAGCCAAGTAGCGTTATGCTTTGCCATGTTCGGTCAAGTCAAGCAGTATTTGTCATGATCGGTTAGGACAGGTTTAGCCAAGTTTAGTTTCGATTCGCCTCGTCAAGCCAAGAAATATATGTCTGGTCTGGTTATGACAAGGTATGACACGTTAAGGTAATTTATGTTTCGTCTAGTCAGGATCAGCTTCGGTAAGTCATGCTTCGGTAAGTATTACAAGCCTAGCTACGATGCGATTTGTTTCGTTAGGTCAAGCTATGTTGCGTTACGCTATGTCGGGTTTGGCCCATTCAAGCATCACACTACAAAGAAAGGAATTACATCATGGAACAGACCATCCGCGCTTTTGAGCGTCTTGCAGATTACATCATCCCCCGCGCATACGGTGACATTATCCATCGTCAGGAGATTGAAACCGTGACTGGGGAGCGTTGGAAAACTCAGAGATACTATACCACCATCGACAAGGCTAAGCGACTGTTGGAGCGTCAGGGGAAGATGATCGTCAGCATCGGAAGCGGGGACTACCGCATCATCTACCCCGGCGATTACGCCAAGGAATACGCACGGGAAGTGCGAAGGGCCGGGAAGCGGCTGAAGCACGGCAACAAGATTCTGGTTCATGCCCCTGTCAAGGATATGACCGAGGACGAACATCAGACCTATAACCGGGTATATGACTTTAACGTGCGTCTGTCTGCTTCCTTCGCCGGGACTATCACGGAAGTAAAGCGGTTGACCGGGAAACAGCATCCTCTTGAAGCAAGTAATCAGCGGTGACAGTAACAAGCACAAACTCCCTCCCCTACACCACCCTAGCCCGTATCTGGCTGAGTATCATAGCCAACAAGCAAGGTGGTAGGGCAGAGGGAATCAGAGTGGAGGTAAACAATGACGGTAAGACAGAAGAAGCGAATCTGCACGGTGCTGGGGTTCACCCTCTTCCTGCTGATGTTAGGAATCGTGCGCGGCATGGACATGGGCATCATGCCTGTGGTAAGAGGGGCAATCCTGTCAATCTCCTGTGAGTTGGTCGGAGCGTTCCTACTCTATAAGGCAGGTGTGATCCGTGTCAGGTGAGTATATCAGCAAGGCCAAGGCTACATCGTTCCCGTTTGCGAACGACCAGTATGACCACGTTCATGCTGACCCGCATTTTATTGCCGGGTGTGAAACGTACAAGGAATGGTTGAACTCCATCCCCGCCGCCGATGTGGTGGAGCGCAAGACCGCCAGTTGGATTGAAGACGGGTACAACGCTGGTCATCTTGTATGCTCTAAATGCGGGAGCGAAAAGCCTATAGCCGTTGAATCCGGGAGACTCGCCAGCTTTGAGATCAAATACTGCTATTTCTGCGGGGCAAAGATGGACGGAGGGCAGGAAGATGTATGAGCTGAAGCCTTGCCCCTTCTGCGGTAAGCCCGTAACGGTCTTTTATTCATCCGTTGAACGAGGCAACTATTATGCCGTGCATCGGGATGAGCAACATTCTGATTGCATTATTAAAATGCCAATTTGCATCGATTATCACAGAATACTGCTTAGTCTATCCGATGCTTACAACACATGGAACCACAGAGCGGATGATACTTGCGAGGAGGGCCAAAATGTCGAAATCTTATAGAATTATTACCGATCACGGAACTGTGGACTTCGCTGCAACGGAAGATGTCGCATTTGCCAAATTCACGAAATATTCAGCCGACCAACGAGACGGATATTGTAAATTTGTGAATTTGGTGGAAGTGGAATCATCAGGGAAAGAACGGATCGTAATGGGAGCGTATGGTGGTGCTACGAGGGGGCAGGACGATGTATGAGGAACTGGTGAAGCGGCTGAGATACTGTGCCATTTCCGATAATCAATGCTCCGAGTGCAAGTATCATGGCGGAAGCCCGGACGGGTCGAAAATGTGCTTGGACGTGCTGATGGAGGACACCGCCGATGCCATAGAGGAACTGAGCAAGCCCCGCTGGATACCCGTGACGGAGGAACCGCCGCTTAAAGTTGGCGATGATGGCTACAACGGTTATCTTGTCTATGCCAACGGCTATTACGAAGTCGCAGACTACACGATAGACAAGTTTGACAACGCGCCGTACTTTCATGTGAATGGCGAGTATGAGCCAACTGTCACGCACTTCATGCCGCTCCCGGAGCCGCCGAAGGAGGAAACAGAATGAGGCCATGTGAAGCGTAGGCGGGTAGAGCGTGGGCGTTGCCGTACCTTCGCTTCTTCTAAAAAACCATATTGCCAACGTCGGCAAAAAGGTTTTGCTGAGGGCAATAAAACGATAAAAAGGAAGAAAAAGCAAATGGACAAACTGACAAATGATGAATATCTAATCGCCGGAACGCTGGCAGACTTGATTGAAAAAGTAGTGGACAAGCACATTAGACACAAACTGGCAGAGGCCAGAGATGAGATTGTGTGCCAGAACAGTAAGCTGGGGCAATACCGATGTGAGGTGAAACTCCCGTTTGGGAAAGGTGGACAATACTGTGATTTGTGCCTTGAAGCAGAAATACACGAACTCTGGAAAGCAGGAGTACATACCATCAGTAGTTGTTGCGGTCATGGACGAGTGCCGCCTTATATTCAAGTGCTGAACGGTGAGTCAGTGAAAAAAATGCACGAACTGGGGTATGCCCAGATTAAGAACGAGGCTTGCCCCGACAACCCCTACCCCGCATATAGGGCAAAGACATATCTCCCGTGTTTTACTCCATGTAAGAAATGCGCCAAAAGTGAGCCTATCGGGGATGGAACAGGGTGGTATTGCTTGGAGGAGAATTTTGATACAGAACTTGACACGTTTTGGTGTTTCGTTCCGAAGCCGCCGAAGGAGGAAACCCCGACCGGCCCTTACGATCTGCTGTATGAGGAGGGAGGGGCGAACACCACATGACCCTCCCAACTGCAATCATTCACGTTCTGACCACTATGTCCATGCTCTGTAACCTCTCCCTAGCTCCCATCCAGCCACCCTATGAACCAGATGAGGCAGAGGTTGTGGCATTAGCCCAGACCTTGTATGGCGAGTGCAGAGGATGTAGTGAGCTTCAGCAGAGGGCAGTTTGCTGGTGCATTTTCAACAGGGTAGACAGTCCGCAATTCCCTGACACCATCATCGGTGTTGTCTCAGCACCCGCCCAGCTTCAAGGTTATTCATCCTCCAATCCCGTGTGGGACAATCTATACGATGTGGCCTACTCCTGCATGGTCGATTGGCATAACGGG